GCAGAAGTAAAGTAATCATGACGCTTACCACGGGGAGGGCAAGCATAACCAGCAATAGGAATCCCATCGGTACCCAAAAGCCAAGAAGGCTGATCAGAAAGACGAGTATAATCAATAACATTATTTTCATCCGTCTTAACAATTTTGACAGACTTTTGGAGGTTTTCATCTCTAAACCATTCGTTCCAAATAAGATAAACGGCACGGAATGGGAGTGCGCTAATACCAGATATATCATGAGTAGTATTGATAGGCAATCCAAAATAGTCCCAAAGAGAACCTATAAGCGAGTTTTCTGTAGAAGAACTAGAGCCAATAGTAGGAATGACATAATCAGTGCTATCATCAGGGTCTTCCTGTTCAAAACAGAAATTCTGCCAGTGTTCCCAAACGAGGCGGTTTGGTACAAAAAAGAAAAACCAGTCCAGATAAATATTATCCATAATAGGCTTGATAGGAGTAGCCAAGCGAGCGAAATAATTAACAGACATACGAGTAGTATCGCCAGGCAAAACCTCGTCAACAAATACAGGTATGAGCTTACCTGAATCAAACGTTGTCTTATAAACATGAGAACGGTCGAATTTAGTCCTTTTCATGTACATTGCAGGAGCATCGCTAAAGCGATGTCCTCGAACTCTTATTTTTTTCCGAGCCAAAATTTCACCTTCTTCGAAGTGTAAACCTAATAATTAACCTAAAGCAAATTATTATTAGGTTTTAGATTATTTTTGCGTCACCTACACCAGTTACATCAAGTAAGTAACTGGTTCGGTGACGCCTATTTTTGTGTTTCTTCATTATTTTTTTCTAAAGTGTTATTTTTTTCTTGTGTTTGTTTACTACTTACGGACTGTTGTGGTTCATCAAAGGTATATTTGCTACCATACAGACCTTGTTGTTGGAGATATTCAAGCGTTGCAGGATCATTCAATTGGTTGATAAAATTCATAGGATCGTGACCGAATTTAGCTCGAACGTAAGCGGGTAGGCTGTAGAATTCTTCACGAACTCCAGACACAAGCTCAAGAGCTGTACTGTAGTCGCCGGGAAGCGTTGCATCTCCGAACTGCAAGTAAGCGTATTGCGAACTATCGCCGAGGTCAAGAGTCATGATACCTTTCTGACCGTCTGCATAATTATTTACGATGTAATTGATATCAGTCTCTTCTTTCTCGTCCTGAACTGTAAGAGAGGGCATGGTAAACTCAATACCGCAATGGTCATGTTCTTCTACAGGATCATAAGCTGTCTTAAATTTCATAGTTTCACCTCCTTTCGCAAGCGCCTAGACGCGGCGGGCGTAACGTACAAAAAAAGGGCGATCTCCATGAGATCGTCCTTTTTCTGATACGCTCTTTACTAGATTATCATTTAGTGGAATCATTGTCAATAGTCTGCACATATTCTATGGCGCGACCAACCAAGACAGGAACGTGGGACTCGTCACAATTCTCAACGTAATAGCGACCGTCGCTGTCACCGAAATTGCCAACATAATAAAGAGAAAAGTCTTCAGGATATTTTTTAATAAGCATTTTATCATCGTTAACTATACCTTCAAAAGCTCGAAGAGCGAGCATATCATTGTGATAAACCTGCGGAGGACTGAACTGTTCAGCCTTGGAATCATAAATGGAATAAAGTCTCAGCGGAATCGTCTCCTTTTCTAATTGCAACTAAATACCTGCGAATCATAAGATAAAGCGTAGCTGATATAACAAAATAGTCATTATCAAGACGAATAACTCTAGAATCATCAGGCTTAAGACGGTAAGCGGCATATTTACTACCACGAAAAGAGTAGTCAAAAGAAATATCACGCTCACGACAGAACCTTTTAATAGCTTCAAGTTCACTAATAAGCATCACCTCGTTTCTGACTTAATAATAACACAGTCATAATACTTTGTCAAGCTTTCTGCCAAGAAAATGCTTGTACTTACCTTCCTGAGCGCGACAGCGATCAACCAAACGCTCAAAAGTGTTATTCTCTAGGTTATGAAGCATCTTCTCAATACGATTATTACGAATATATTCCATCCAGTGAGGATGCGTTTCGTCAAATTTTTTATCATAATAACGAGGAGGACGCATCTTTTTGCCGTTGATAACAATATAATCATTGGCATAACATTCTTCACCATGCTTTTCAAGCCATTTAGCACCTATGCCGGGACGATTGGAAGCAACCATGAATTCAGGAATGCGACCTTTATAGTGAGCAGCAGCTTTACTGCCAGTCTGCTTTTTAACTATGTAACGGGCGACATAGGCAGCAGAATCAAAGCTAAACTCACCAATAAGATGCATACCATATTTCCATATCTTGGCAAAGCGAGCAGAAGTATAAGTGTTATAACCGTCTGTACGGAACCGAAAAATTTTGTCATCAAAATCAATATTAAACAAAATGTAATGATAATGGGGGCGACCATGAAGTTCACCATATTCACCACAGCCAAGAAAGCGAATACCACTGCCATACTCACGACGAAGATTTTTCATGAAAGTCTGATGAAATTTCTTGCTTAAACTTTTATCACGTGGCAAATGACAATCATCAAAAGTGCAAGTAACGAAATAAGCAGAAGACGAAGAACGGGCTTCGTGAACAGCACGGACAGCCCACTGTCTACTATTTTCGAGACGACAACCGATGCATTGTTTGCAAGCACAACGAATGAAACGACTATCAAAAGCAAGCTCAGGGTGAGAGGCAAGGCTACCGTAAAAACTATAATGTTGTTTTCCATTTTTGGTAATCGCTCCTTCAACTGGATACATAAGGATAGGATTATAACAAACCATATTAATCACCTGTACCGATTGTATCAGGATTAAGTCAGAATGTCAAATCCTAAATCCACCTCGTCCTACTCTCTTGAAATTTCTACGACGAGATCTGGAGGTACGCCGAAAAAGACGGCGAGAACCTCGTTTAGATAAACGGCGACGTCTCATTTAGCATCCCTCCAAGAACCGAAAAAACGGCTAGTTTTTTTAGAATCATTCTTATTAGCAACTGGCTCAACAAGTTGCGCAACATCGGCTTGAAAGTCAGAAGCAACCTTTTTAGCAGTAACAGTATTAGAAGAAGCTTTACCTTTCAGAGCTTCAATTAGATCTACAACTTCTTGAATAAAAGGGACAACAACAGTAACAATAAAAGTCAGAATCATAGTAGTTTTATTAGACATATAATTATCTCCTTCCAAAATAGCGACCTCCGAGGAAGCCTATAACATTTTTGATGCCGGAACCAACACCGCTAGCGACAGATCTAGGAGCACCTGTAAGACTTTCGATATTCTTATAAAAATCACGTTCCATGCCTGCCATTTCAGTTTGAATACTATCAAAAGCGGCGGCAGAATTAGCACGGTTAGCAGAAGCGATATTGTTCAAAACACCAGAGCTAAGGTAAGAACCCTGAAGACGAAGGTTTTCAAGCTCCAAATTCATCTTTTCAAGCTCATAACCAAGACGTTTTTCATAAGTCTGCTCACGAAGATTCAAATCATTTGCAAGAATACCATTCTGAAGAACTGTACCATGGGTGCTCTGACGCACAGAATCGGCTTCTGCGACGTTTTTTTCAATTTGAGATAATGCAAGATGTTCGGCATTCTTAGCCTGCCTTTCAGCGGCACTAGAGGCTTTGGCAGAGTTCATGGTAGAACCTATATCACTCATACCTACAGAAGCGGCTGAAGCTCCAGATATAGAACCGCCTATACCATTAGTTGCGGCAAGAATAGGATTAAGACCAGCCTTGCGCATATCTTCTACAGCCCATTGATAACGATGTTTATAGTTTTCAACGTTCCACGCGTTAGCCTGTGCGGCATTAGCAGAGTTGTAATGATTCTGAACTGCAGATCCTAAAACAGAGCCAGCAACACTGCCTAAAGTATCAGAAAGCCATGACATAAAACCAACTCCTTCTAGAAGTGATCAACGAGGCCGGGTGTACCAAACATAGGCATAGGACGCACAGTAGTGTAACGGAAGCCTATATCAAGCAAAAACTCAGGCTCACTGGGAACAGCGATAATACGCTCAATAGGAGGATTTTCGATAATAAACTCTTCGTTGAGAGTCGGGGCATTTTTAAAGAACTGAGACAAATGCCACTTATCCAAAGAACCATTAGCTACAGAACTGCGGAACTTACCTGTAATTTGCGAAGGTTTATAACGATATTCGGCATAACGTTCCTGATAGCCAAACACAGTAGTATCAGCTTCAGAACCTTGAGCATAAATCTCACGAAGTTCAATGGCCTGCTCACCAAGATGCGCGAATGTAGGCCAATAGAAATCGTAAACGGTAGAACGAAGCCACATTTTATTAATACCTTGCTGATAGGTTAAGTCAGCACGAGCGCAAACAAAGCCTATAATATAGCCGTGTTCAACAAAAGATTTGGTAAAGCCATGGAATTTAGCAGCAGTAACACCATAAGCAGAAAGGTTACCTTGCGGAGAGGTGACGTCGGTTGCAGAAGTCTGAGCTATTGGATTGACATTTACCATTTTGGTAAAAGAACCAAGAAATTCAGGACGCTGAAGACGAGCGTCAGGAGAAACTACGCCAAAGAAAGAGCGAAGCACTTCTGTATACCGACTACCACCACGAGCAAGACGTTCATAGAACTTCTGCATCTGGAAAGCAGTACGAAGACTGTTGATTGTAAAAATGCTGGAAGAATCCAAGTCAGCATAAGCAGATTTGGAAAGCCAAGAAGAACCAGAAACAGCGTTAGCAGTAACGCTTGATAAACTATCAGGAGCGGCATGACCAACTATAGCTGTAGAATGGCCACCACGTTGATAAGACAAAGAACCATTACCATTATAAACAGAATGTACACCACCGTCTTCGCTAAACTCCGCCGCACCAAGACGATCATCGCCCTGTTGAACAAAATATCCAGATACAGGCGAAGGGTCGACTATAGAAGCGGTACCAGCAAGACCTACAGAAACACCAGGTCCTTTCTGTGTCCACGGAAGAGCAGA